ATTGATGGTGTAATTAACTCGCCATCCGTTTTCTACTCTGTTGAAAGCTTTGAAACGATTCTTCCCGTTTGGAGGCTAAAGCTTGTCAGGCGGAAGATGATTCAAAGCTCGGAGGAACTGCTTGACATCTTCAATTCACCACCAGACGTAGATGTTATTCTTGATAAAGTTCCAAAGCTTATTGAAGCACAGCATGATACTTGGAATAACATATCGCTGATCAACAAAAAGGAAGACGACTGGGGCTCATCCGTTGATGAGCTGCTTGCCCCGCTGCCACAAGATATTGCTACCAGCACTGGTTTAAGAGTTCTTGACGAAGCCATACAGGGTGGCATTGCTTCAAGGAATTCACCCTACTCCGGCCGCCTGATCATCATTTCTGCCAGGCCGGCCATGGGTAAGAGCACGCTTGCTATATCTCTTGCAACACATCTTGCTGATTCTGCTGGTGATGTCGCTTTTTTTAGCCTTGAAATGTCCAGGAAGCAGGTTCAATACAAAGCTATCTCTTGCTACGATTACTTGAATTTAAGCATGTCAAACAACCTGACAAATCCGATTAGGCTGCACAACCTGAGGCAGCGCAGCTACACAAGCGATCAGCGCGAAAGGCTTGAGGGCTACCGAAATTCCACTTTTGTCAATAGATTTCATATTCACGATACTCCGTCTGAAGACGTGGCAAGCATATCCTCAAAGGTTACTCTTTTGTCAAAAATGAGGCCCAAGCTGTCGGCAATCTTTATCGACTATCTTCAGTTGATTGAAGGATGCTCAGGCGACTCTAACAATACAGAAGCTTCCAATATTGGCAATGTTACCAAAGCTCTTAAGCGACTTGCGGTTCGCGTTGGTATTGATATTTTCCTATTAAGCCAGGTTAATCGTGGCGTAGAAAGCAGAAATGACAAAATGCCAAACATAGCTGATCTTCGGGCATCCGGTCGGATTGAAGAAGACGCTGATATTATTATGTTTTTGCTGCGACCAGCATATTACGAGCCAGATAAAGATCCCTATGAATTGGCGATCAATGTTGCAAAAAATCGCCACGGAGAATGCGGCACACTTCGCTGTGCAATAGATCTACAAAGTTCTATCGTTTTTGATGAAACTCTAAGGAGGATTGATGGCTGAACTCAGAAAGTCTTCCGCGCCAGACTGGTCGGCGATCTTCGCTGAGCGGCCGGACCTTGAAGCCCCCGGCTACCGGGAGGCCTTGCAGGCTGTACGCGACAAGGAAAACCAGGCCGAGACTGACAGAATTAAGGCCCAGATGCAGGAAATCCTGAAGCAGAAAAATAGCACTAAAAACAAGGCTAGGACTCAGGCCAGGCGCAACTCAGCGAGGACAAAGTGAATGCAGATGATCTTCGGCGTCAACAATTAGTGGAGCCAGAAGCGGAAGGCACTGCGGAGCGTTCTCAAGAATTGTGCGTCGAATCCTGGCAATATCATTAAGAACTGCGCACACTTGCTCGGGAATTTTGACGGTGCTTTCCACGTCAGCTCTTTGGTGAATGCGGGCGTCGATCAGCTTGCGCCATCCCACCCCTGGCCAAGAAACCCTAGCCGGGGCTACCAGTCCGGCTCTACTGCGTCATCCTCGGCCGGCGGTTGTTCCAGTAGCTGCTCCATCGTCTTCAGCTCAACGCTCTGGAAGGCGATCGGCGGCATCGGCAGCCTGCGAAGATCGCGTTTGCTGGTATCTGCGCCAGCCAAGCCATGTACCTCCTGATAGCGCTGGTGCCACTTTCTTACCATTGACGGCGCCACGAAGCCCTGCAGCAGATTGATGACAGCTGGTGCATCCTCGCCCTTCTCAAACAACAGGTTGGCGGTGGTGCGCAAGATTCGGTTCAGCTGTGTCGATGCGGTGGTGCTCAAGGCTTGCTTGCACGGCTTTGTGCATGATAGAATGCGCGCTGTCCGTAGCCCCAACCAACCCCGCCGATGAAACCCGGAATCTTCTCCGATCATCAGAACGACGAGCTTAACGGCTCGCTTTCTGCCCAGGTCGTCAAGCAGCGCGAGCAAAGCGGCAGAAAGCTTTCCTACGTTGAAGGGTGGTGGGTCATCCGTGAGATGAACCGCATCTTTGGTTTTGATGCTTGGAGTCAGGAAGTTGTTGAAATCAAGTGTGTCAATCAGGTTGAGCGGAAAATTGGCAGACAGCAAAAAGACGGCTGGGGCGTTTCTTATGTTGCTCGTATCAAGCTCAATGTTGGCGGTGTTTGCCGTGAAGGTGTTGGCGCTGGCCACGGCATTGACGCTGACCTCGGCCTTGCTCACGAATCGGCAATCAAAGAGGCAGCGACTGATGCAATGAAGCGGGCTGCCATGACCTTTGGCAATCCGTTTGGCCTCGCTCTGTATGATAAAGATCAGCGAGCTGTTGAAGATGCGCCTCCCAGTCAGATGCAGGTTTCTGACATGGATCGCATCAATGCAGAGTTTGTATCCAAGCTGAATGCAAAAATGGAGTCTGTTGGCGTCAACAGAACTGGCGTTGCAGCCCTGAAGGCAATCCTTGGCATTAACAAGTGGGAGGAAGTCAAGGAAGGCATCCGCGACAAGCTGCTTCAAAATCTGACCTCTGACTATGCCGCAAAGCTAAATGCTGGTCAGAACAGCAAAGGTGAGCAGATTGTTCGCGTGACAGAAGAGGTGCAGGCACCTTCCATCGCTGATCTGCAATCTGCTGCCCAGGAGGCACTGAATGTCTAGCCACGAGTTCTATGAAAGGGATGGGCTGGAATATGCGAGGATCTCGACAATCCTTGGCAAAACCATGCCCATTTTTCACCCTGCCAAGGCTAAGGGTCTTGGTATTTGGCAGGAGCGTGAGCCGAATCATCAGGAGATTCTCGCAAAAGCTCAACGTCGTGGCACTATCGTTCACTACATGACCGAAGGCTTCTTGACCGGAGGCAACCAAAAGCATGTGGAAGATGCCCCGACTGTTGAAGAACTGACGCATCACAACATCGCCGCATACATGCACTACTTGGAGCCGTTGCTTCAGGAGATGCGTGATTCCAATGCTGGCGCCTGTGATGCGTGGCCTGGGTTGGCCGAAAGCAACATGATTATTGAGGAATCTCTTTACTGTCCATACGGTTTTGCTGGCAAACCTGACATCAGGCTGTGGTGGAACCAGAAATACACGGTATGGGACTGGAAAAGTTCAAGATCGCACCTTGAGGAGGGGGTGCAAAAAAAGCGCAAACCTCGCAGCAGATTCCATGAGGGTTTTGTGCAAATGAGTGCTTACACCCTTGCGCATAACATCCACGCAAAGGAAACCGGCGATTATCCTCCAATTGAGCAGATGGTGATCTGCGCCTGTTACGACTGGTGCGAGCCCACGCTATTTGTTGAGCCGATTGAAAAGATCAGGGAATATGCTAATGAGTTTATCGAGCGCTTTAAGATCTACCAAGAGCTTGAAAATTCTTCCTTCCCTCGTCAAAAAATTGAAGCCGTCTAACCATGCCAATTTCAGCAAACTTTGATGGTTACGTCGTTGAAAATCCTGAAGAAAAAAATGGTCAGTACGGTCGTTACTCAGATCTAATCCTTAAGATAAACCTTGGCGGTCGGGAAGTTCATTATGCGCAGGGTCGTTTTTACGGGAGAAAGATCACGCTTCTTCTTGATTACGTTCGCGCCAATGACTACATGACGATGAGCGGCTCCGTAAGTCGCATTATGCCAAGGGTTAGAAAGGATGGCGTAAAGTGCTGTCACATCTACCTGAGAGACGCATTTTTTACGCTTCCTCCAAAGCTTGGGTTCTCGCCTGCTTTCAAGCCTGAGCTGCCCAAGGGTTACAACCTTGACGAACCTGTTGACAACGACTCGTCCTTGGGCGATGATGTACTGTCACTCTGACCTTTTACCCCCAGCCAATGGCCTCGTTCAACTCCTGTACGTTCAGCGGTCGCTCTGGCAGCGACGCCGAAATGAAGACCTTCAAGGAAGGGAACTCTGTAGCAAAGTTTAATCTTGCTGTTGACAAGTACGGCAAGAAGGGTGATCCCAAGCCGGCTCCGATGTGGATTCGCGTTGAGGTGTGGGGCAAGCAGGCTCAGGTCGTCAATGATTACGTGAAGAAGGGCACACAGATTATCGTGAGCGGTGAGCTTGGGATGGATGAATGGGAGAAAGATGGCAAGAAAAATGTCACCCCAACCCTGCGTTGCATGAACTTTACGCTGCTTGGTGGTGACAAGCCAGGCGGCTCTCCAATGTCTGCCAAGCGCAGTCAGCCCGATCCCGCAGAAGATGAAATTCCGTTCTGACATACCTAAGCTGTTAAGCTTTTGAAAGCAGTCAATGCTTAACAAGGGTGATCCCTTCTACGAGGCAATGCTTGTAGAAGATGCGAGGCTCCATCTTGCAACCGTCATGGCGGGGCAAGATTCGGAGCCCTTTTTCATGACGATGCTAAAGATCATCGAAGCTGATGTCCATCATGGCTACACGACCATGCGTGGCAAAGAAGTTAGGCTCAAAGGCATCAAGGATTTTGTTCACAGTGTTTACTATGGACTTGGCATTAAAGACCTTGGCGAGTTTATTGTCGCGGTCACAAAGTCAGCTCTGAAAGAAAAGTCAAAAAATAGATATGCCTATAAATTTGTTGACTGGCTAAGGGATGAGGATCACACCTTCCGCTTCCCGGAGTCTTTCTTTGAGTACAGAAGGCTGATCAGGGAAACCGCCAGAAACAGAAAGAAAAAAAAGTTTGACAAGATACTTGACTACAGAACAATAAAGTTTCTTTATCAAGCGCAGCCTGACATACTGATTGAGATAGGCAATGGAAGGAAGTACAAGAACGCACAGGAGTGTTATTACGCGCTGGGATATAGCGAGAAAAAAGAGGCACTTAAGCCAATCAAGGTATTCAGAAACCCAACAACCCTCCAGGTTGAGGAGGTTGGTAGGCTGCTTTTTGAGCGCTTTGGCCCAGGTAAGTCTAGGATCCTCGCATTGAAATTGTTGGAGCAGTGCGCTGATGCGCGTGCAGCCGGGGCAGGGAATTCATCCGCTCCTCCTGGTGTTTATGCAGTCGAGCCTGAGTGGGCATGATTGGATCACCCTGCGTCTGGAAGGCCCGCTGCAGCCCAAGGAGAGGCCGCGCCAAGGCAGGGGCAAGAACGGCAAGAGTCGATCGTTCACGTCCCCCAAGTACCGGGAGTGGCTTGAGTCGGCTCAGGCGGCTTTGACGGAGCAGTGGGGGGGTCGTCCGCCCCTGGAACACGCCTTGGTCGGGATTGAGCTTCATGGTCACGGTCGGAGCGATGTTGACAACTTGTCGGGTGCCGTGCTTGATGCAGCAGTAAAGGCCGGTGTTTTGGTGGATGACCGTTGCGCACGCCTTCCAGGCGCCCTGATCTGGTGGCAACCGGCGCCGACGGACCAGCAGCAGACATTCCTGTACCTGCTTCCGTGGCAACCCCCTCAAAAGAAGTGAAGCCGGCACCTTGCAGAACGGCGATCTGTCAGGTATGATTCTTGGGTCGTCAAAACGAACGAACGGTGCCCCGCCGAAAGCCAGCCGACACCGAAACGGCTGAAACCCCCATCACTGATAGCCCCATTCCCGAACAAATGTCCGAAGCTCCCGCCGAGAAGACTGTCACCACGACCCGCGCCAAAGGCACTCCGCTGCCTCTGGATCAGATCAAGGCGACCATGGCCCAAATGGAAGGCCAGCCCATTGACGCTGTCGCCAAGGCCTGTGGTTTTTACACCGAAATCACCGACAACGCCACTGGTGCTGTTGAGATTCGTGTTACCGCTGCTGATTCCAACGCTTTCCTGACCGCTTCGCTTGAAGCTCTGTCGGGCGTGAAGCTTGCGGCTCCCGTGCGTTCGCATCGCCGCACCAACCGCAGCCCGGTGGTGAAGATTGGTAAAACCGGCAACATCGTTGTTGGTGGCCGTCACACATCCATTGCCGGCTTCCCGTTTGGTGAGGACGTGGATTCCTACGTCAAGATCGAAGCCGCCCCCGGTCAGATCATTATCACCGCTGGCGTCAAGGAGGTGACCGAGCAAACCGAAGTCGATCTCAATGCCGAGGAAGACGACGAAGCCGAACTGGATCTGTGATCTGACCTTCTGATCGCTTAAGCGGTAAACGGCCTCGGTTTCCCGAGGCCATCTTTTTGTTTTCCTGCCTTCAATGAATCGCACCGAGCAAGCTGTTGAGTTCCGTCGCGTCTTTAATCAAGCGATGATTTCACCCGGCACTTCAAAAGTGCCTGATGAGATGCTGTCAAATCTTTCAATGCAGCTTGGGCTGATTGAAGAAGAAGGAAACGAGTTCAAGGAGGCTTTGGACGCATGGGTCTCTGCCAGTAACGGCAGCTCTGACGAAGAGGCTCTTTACGCTTTCAAGGAACAGGTCATCAAGGAGCTGTCAGACCTGGCCTTTGTTTGTGAGCAGATGGCGGCGTTCTTGGGTATTGACCTTGAAACCGCAATGCGTCGCGTTTTCAAGTCAAATATGAGCAAGCTTGACGAAAACGGCAAACCTATGTATCGAGAAGATGGCAAGGTGCTCAAGGGGCCAAATTATCAGCCCCCCGACCTTTCCGATCTTGTCTAATCAGTCAAGCACCCGACTCAGTTTCATTGTTTCCTGAATCTTGTAGCGTTGGCACTGTAGCTTGAAGCAGTTGGCGCCAATCGGAACTGAAAGATTCCTGATGTGGTCGATCTTTTCCATGCTGACGCACGCTGCTTTTTGTTCAAGCGTTTGCATCAGTTCTTCCATTGCTTTGCCGGCTACCGTAATAGCCTTTTCAGCCTCTTCAAACGCTGCAGAGATTTCTAGTTTCTCTGATTCGGCAAGCTTGAGCACTTTTGATTTTCTGTAGTGTGATTTGGGTCCAGCTTGGATACAGCGACTCCAGGTGACGAAGCGCTGACGCATTTCCACCGCTCCAGCCGTCAAGCCGGCCAATCGCAGGGAAAGCATCCTCCCTGAAAACCATGAAGCGGTAAGAAGTGCGTTCCATCGCGCTATTCTACCAGTAGCTTGGTTTTTTGGTATGCCCAGGACGGTGAAGGGGAAGAAGAGGTTCCCGTATCGCATCCTGCTCATCCCGGAGGACAACAGGCCACCAGTGCTGGTCGGTAAGCGGGCCAGGCATGGTACGGCGCTCTGGAAACATCGAGCCATCTACAATGTCAAAATGCTTTTGACCATACAGATTGAGAAAGCGTCAAGGCGTGCTAAGTGGAAATGGTATCAGTATTACTCAGTTCGTGGATACGGAGCGCCAGATGCCAACGAGTTTGTTTGTCCGTTTTCTGGAATGATTGCCAAGACAATAAATCAAGAGGAGGCTGCTTCTGTCAGAAAATACTGGGTTGAATGTGCCGGAAAAAGTCGTGAAATTCTTGAATGGCTTGAGCTGCTCGATCCGCAGCTTTACACACGCGAATTAAACCACTTTTTACTTAGATTGGTTTTCTTGAGGCCGAACCAGCGTGAGCGTGAGGGGTATATTGCTGTCAATCCTTTCCAGAAGCCGAAGCCATGGCGCGAGCTGTCCACCACCACCAGCGACACTCAGCAACTGGATGGCCAATGTTCACGTCAACCCAGACGGATAACAGAATCGCGCTTTGCAAAAAGTCGCTCTGCCCAGATCGCAGCTTAAGAATCAAGCTCAAAGACTGCTACCAGTCTGACAGCGACATTGAGAGATTGTGTAAACTCAAGTTTATTTACAGCGAATACTTCTCTGAGCACTTTAGGAAAGTTGCTGAACTCGGCTGGGGTGGCAGGTTCAAGACGCCTAAGTTCGCTCACGAGGGAGCCTTCTATCCTTTCGTTCGCTTCGTTGAAGGTTGCAGGCCCATTGATCACGGTTGCATCTGGATTGGCACCAAGCATGAGTATCCAAGGATCTACGTCAATAACTTGGTCGCTGACTGGCTAAGTCCCTATTCCGGCATGGGCTACATACTAACTGAGCCGTTTGAGCCAATAGGTAACGTGCTCAATAACTGGAGAAGGCTATCAGATAAGCGCTTCTATCCCAACCTCGACCTGCCGGTCGTCCCGGAGCTGTAGGAATCAAGATTTGCAACGGCCGACTCGGGGCTCGCGTGCAAGCCCGTGGAGGTGCTACCATTTATGAGTCGTCACGGAGGCCATGCAGCCAGTCGATCTCAGCCCTATTCATTCGTATCATGAGGCCGAGCGCCAACAGGCCCGGCCTCGCACGCTCCATGAAAAAATGATGCTGGAGGCAGAACCAATCATCCAGCACAACTGGACTGATGTTGCTATCCACGACAAGGGCAAGCTGAAAAGCATTCCAGTCGGCTGCTATTGCTACTGGATCGTCGGTCAGATGGGCAGCTATCTGACGCCAGCCTATTGCAGGATCTCTGATCGCCATAAGTGGCTGTCAAGGCCGAATGCGAAAATCGCCCCAATCCAGATACTGTTTAGCCGCTGGTACGGTGAGGCATACAAGTTTCAGTGCAATGCCAGCTTCCAGCAGCTGTTCAATGCTGGTCGCGACAAGCATTGTTACCTGATTGTCAAAACCGATACCAAGAACGGAGAGATCATTCCTATCGCGTACCGTGAGCTTGCCGAAATGGCAACTTATGGCAAAGTCAAGATGTTCGCGGATGGTGCTTGACGGCCCATCTCCGAACATGTAAGATTCGATAGCTGCAAGCGAGCAGCACCCCAACCGGCCAACACCATGAACCAGATCACTGTCAACAAGTTCCCGCTTGTTGAGAACATGCGCAAAGGCGGCAACTTCGTCAGCAAGTTGGCTGATTGCATGATTGCTGCAGATCCCGCCAACTACAGCCGTCTCTGCGACGCATTTCCTGAAATCGTCGGCAAGTTCAGTGGTGATGGCCAGATCGCTTACACCTGGACTGATTGCCGTCGCATCACGGAAATCACCGATGCCATGACCGAGCCCAAGGACCGGGATGCCGCTGGCCGGGTCTGGTGGGGCGTGCCCCATCGAGCCGACGAGCACACCGGCGAGCCCTACAACGCCGCCTGGCATCTGCAGGAGGAGCCGTTCCATGGAGTCACCTGCTGGATGCCTGCGAGCGACCTCAGGGCGCCGTTCATCGCTGCTCCAGAGGACACCTACCGGGAAGAGGATTGAGTTCTGCCAGGGGGAGGCCGGCCCTCCCCAAGCCAATCAACCAACCACTAAAACAATGCCATCAAGTTACTTGATCTCTGAAAGTGAATGGTGCGCCATGGGCTTCGATGAAGTCGATGATCCACCAAGCTACTACGACGATGGACTGGACCCAGATCCAGAGGGCTTTGACGAGCATCCGTCGCTAACAGTTGAGGAACGCAATCCGTCTCTTCGCAGCCAATGGCTGTGACAA